CAAGGCTATGATGTGCTTTATTGCACATTAATGTCGCGCTTCAAGTTACTCGGTGAAAAGAAACTTACCCATGAGACTGCTCTTGAGCTAGTCCTTAAGGGTTACACAGATCCAATTCGTTGTTTTGTTAAGAATGAGCTTCATTCTAAAAAGAAGCTTGATTCAGGAAAAGTTAGATTAATTTTCGGAGGGAGTATTCCCGACCTTATTATAGAGTCTATCCTCTTTGATCCTTTTAATAAGCTCTGTATCAAGAATTGGGACAAATGTCCCAGTTTACCTGGTATAGGCTTTGATGATCCCAAAGTGCAATTAGTTATTGGTATGATGTCGAATGTGAAAGACATGGCCGTTATGGACATATCTGCCTTAGACTGGTGTGTTAAGTTTGAAGAAATGGAATTGTATCAACCTTGTTATCCACAACTGTGGTGTCGTTATTGACAGCCCTCTACATTACATGATTTACAATCGTGTTTATTGTATGGCTCTTTCTCTTATATACTTCTCCAATGGAGCAGTTCTCGCACAGAAAGTGCTAGGAATAGTAAAAAGTGGCTCGGGGTTAACAAGTAGTGTGGATTCAGCATCCGTTATTGGAACCTACTTGGCGGTTGGGGCAAAACATTGTGAAATTAACAACCTCTCACGTGATGAGTGGTATATCAAGTCCGGTGTATTTGCTAGATCTATGGGCGACGACTTCTTTGGTTCTACCATTGAAGATATCGTCGAAAAGTTTAGGGCATGTGGTTATCTTATTAAAGAACACATCCTTTGCAATATTGAACATGATGATGTCGAGTATTGCGGTCATATTTATTCTAAGACGAATGGCGTTAAGCTACTCCGTTGGCATGGATCATTTGCTCGCTTATTACAGAAGCATTTTGATTGTCAAGTTTCACAACATGAATCCCTTGCGGGCTTACATCGTGAAATGCGAAACATGCCTGAAGAATTTATTTTCCTACTTAGATCACTTAAAGTTCTCGGGTGGTGGGAACAACAGGTCACGTGAGCGAAATCTCACAACTAACTAACAAAAATTGCAGCAGAGGCCGCAGCATTGTCAGCTTTTCTAGGTTTAGGTACAGCAGGCGCATTTTATATCGCCCGACACCTTTCCCCCAACGGAGGAATATTACAAACCCCTAAAGAGCTTAATAAATTATCTACAAAAGAAGTTGCTAAAATGCCCCCTAAGAACAGTAAAAAGTTCATGGACACACGCGCACGTGATCGTGCTCGTGTTGCCGCCTATGCAAGTGATAAACCCGCTAAGAAGTCAGCCGGTAAGAACAGCAACACCAATTTGGGAATTGTCCCAATCATGAAGCTGCTTTCCATGCAGCCTAATAGAGGTAGAGGTAGGAAACAAAATCCTAAGCGCTCCTTGGGTAACCTTGGATTATCAGCAAATGCGTTGCGTTATGCAACTGCTATTCTGAATCCTTGGTCTCCTCAAGCTGATGGTGCTTCCATACCAATTGGTAATGGTCGCCCAACGCAGAAAGTTAAATCTTTCAATCGCTTTGAGGTTACCGTAGGCACCC